CTCTGCATCGTGCCACATACGGTAGAAATGATTCATACCTTTGGGTGTGGATACTACAATAACCTTGGTGGACTTACCAGATGAAATTGTCGGATATACAGATGCAAAGAAATCGTCGGCAATATGATTTGGAACGAATGCAAATTCGTCCAAGAAAATAATATTAAAACTCATTCCCCGAACAGCAGATGCAGAAGTTGATGCCGCAATAATTTTTGACCCATTTTCCAATTCTAATGAACCTTTATTCCAAGATACAATTCCTTGTTGCATCCATTTTGGAAGATTCTCATAAGATAATTGTAGTCTACTTAAGATTTCTCTTGATGTTGATGCCTTGTTTGCCAGAATACCCACATTTACGTTGTCATTAAAAACAATATAATGCAATAAGTATGATACTACCGTTGTCGTTTTGCCAACTTGGCGTGGCATCTTCGCTATGTTAAATCTGTTCTTATGAAAGTTGCTGACCAATCTCTCCTGAAAGGGCCACATATTAAACTTAACAAGACCATCATCAACATTAACAATCTTGATGTATTTCTTGGCAAAATAAACAGGGTCTTCCTTACAAGTTAAGAACTCAATAATTTGTTCTTCAGTAAATTGTATTGGAGTATTTGCTCTCTTTAGATTTGGATTGGAGAGATATGCGTCCCCTATCTTTAGTTGAATGTCTTGAATATCCATAATTACCTACTAACCTCTTCCCAGTCCATAGAACCAACTACAGTATCACCACCACCATTAGAAGCAATAACAAGAGTAATTTCAAAAGGTGTTGATGTTAGTCCATTTCTTTCTAACTGAAACTTAAAGAGTGCTTCTCGGGGTATATCAATTTGAGTTGATCCTTGATTTGAAGCAGTAAAAAATCCACTCGCAAGTATTCTTCCACCAGTATGAGAAGTTCCAGTAATGTTATAATTCACAGCACTATCATCACCAGCACTTACCCAATCTCCTCCCCCAGTAGTGCCAGATGCTCTAATCTGCCAATTATAGGCACCTGTATCGATTGGCATTGCCGAAAGTGCCGTGATAATTGCAATCGCATCTAAATTATTTGGTGATGTTTTGAGTCTTATACTTACGATAGGATAAAATGTTCCAGCAGTTGTAAGAGTTCTTGGGGTGGTGATTGGTGTTCCTACTGCCTGCTGTAATCCATGAAGATTATAACCACCCTCCGAAATTACTGAAGAACAAATCTGTTTGAGATTACTTGTACTTGTGGTTATTCCAGTATTAGCAATCTCATATCTTACTGGAAGTGATGCTGTTGTGATATAAGTTGATTCAATTATGTTTGCGTGATGAAATGTATGGCAGTGAATGAATGCTCCGTCAATTACAAAACCTATTCTTACGGAACCAACACCCAACCATTCAATATCCATCCATAAGATTTGTGCTTTGGATGAATTTAATGTAAAACCAGAAGGACCTGTACCGTCTAATTTATCAACATTCCAGTCTTCCTGTGCAACTCTTGTCGTTGTTCCAAGAGATAAACTTTTCTCTACAAAATATGCAGTATCCCCATCAACCTCAAAATACATTCCATTATCAGCACCAAAATATCCAACTCTTTGACGAAGATTTGTTTTCTTGGGGTTCATTACAAATGTATTCAATACCAGCAAAGACTTTCCTGGTTGATATGCGAATACTTTTGTTGTTTCTCTAGTCACAGAACAACCAGCAGTAGTTCCAATTCCAATATTAATCAAACCCTGTGCGGTTACAAATCCAACTGTAGAACCAGTTCCTACAACTAAACTACTCCAGAGATTATTGTCCCTATATCTGTGAGAACTATCAAAAAGTGTGAGTGGGTTTGATACTCTTAAACGACCAAATGCATCACTTGAAGTTGATGGAAGTGTAACAGATGCTGATGATGTTGTAGAAATTGATACTGTTCCCGTAACTGGTAGGGGATTACTAGAACTTACAGGAGCACTATTAAGGTTGAGTGATACTTGCCCTGTTGTTCCAATTCCTACTGTTCCTTGAACTGTAACAGTAGAACCAATACCTGATACTGCGACTGTTGTTACTGGATTGGTTATGTAGAATGAAGTGTTAGAGATTGATACTGTATTAGCAATTGATACTGTTCCACCAACAGTTACTGTTGTTACTGGATTTAAGACATAAAAAGAAGTATTGGATATAGAAACTGTATTTGCAATAGAAACAGTTCCACCAACAGTCACAGAAGTAACTGGATTTAGAACATAAAAGGAAGTATTAGAGATTGATACAGTATTCAGTAATGTGGAAATGCCAACTGGAAGATATGAAAGATTTAGATTTTGTGCAGTTCCAATACCAATAGGCATATATGGAATACCTTCGTCTTCTAAAATACCACTTGAACCAACTTCTGTGATGTGCGTATGAACTGGGTCTTGTGGAGTACTTGTGACTGATACTGTTGTTCCTACATTTACATCACCAGTAATCGTAATATTGGAAGAACCTAATGATACTGGAAATGGATTGTTGAATGTGACTGGAGAACCACCTTGATTAATCGCAACAAATCCAGTTGTTCCAATACCTACTGGAAATCTATTTGTTTCACTTACAACTTCTCCATCTTTAGTCGCAATCATTGGGACTTCAAAAAGACTTCTTTCTTGATTCAGAAAGTCCTGCGTATTCTTATTAAACTGTGCCATAATTAATCAGTCCAAGTTAGTCTTTCTGGTTGATATCTTTGTGAGTTCTTAATTTTTAAAGAATTTGTTGTTTGGGGGTAAATGTTATGTACAATTGCTCCAGGATATTCTCCCTGAAGTTGCTCCGCAAGTTCATTTTTGTTCAACATCTTGCCTTCAACTTCTAATCTATACATTTTACCTTCCCAAACTATATCTGCGGTAAAAGACTCTCCAACGGGTTCTGATTGAGATTCTGAACCATTCATATAAAGATTGCCGTTGAAATTTCCAGCAATATTAACACTTTCTGAAATAAACTGATTGAAGGATTTCATTTTAGTTACAGTTCCACTTTCTTAGGGATAATGTCTTTCTTGTTGGACGACCTTTTTCATCTTTCGTAGGTCCAGGCATTCCACTCATACGAGCACAGAATGATTTTCTGCGTTTTGCATCCTTAGAACCGGGTTTTAATTTTGATGGTTTAGTAGTAACGGCAGTTTGCAATTTTGAACCTGGATTTTCTTTTCTATAAGATGCAACTCCTGCTGCGTTTAAACCACCTTCGGGATTTTTACCTTCCTTTCTTTGCCAAGCAGCGGATGCTTCATTCAGACCAAAATCCTCCCTCCAATTAGAATATTCATCATTAGATTCCTTAACCTTAACGCAGTTTGGATATCTTTTACCAAACATAGTCTTCATACCTTTTTTCTTATAACCTTTCCAACACGCCTCATCCATTGACCCTTGAACATTATGCTCACCACTATCTAGGTAGTCGGCAGCGGCATCAATATAATCTGCTGCCTTTGTAATTTTTGATTGAACCCACGCCTCAATATTACCCTCACCATTCAGTTTGCCACGAAGTCTTTTGGCAGCAGAAATAATTGTAGAAAGTTCAGACCTTGCCATAGAATATTCGTGGTCTGGTTCCTTAGACTCATTAGCAGGATGTACCTGAGCAATACTAAACTTCATCTGATTTGGAGATAATCTAGAAGGTAGTGAAAACATATCCCAGTACTTGGGACCATATCTGCATACATCTCTAGTCTCATCTTTCTCACATTTGGGGCAATATCTCATACCCATTTCTTCTGAAATAGAATCTTTTGATGATAGATTTATTGATTCTGATTTATTTCCCCAATTAGCGGCACCAACCTTGCGACATTTTACAAGTGCTCCGGAAGCATATGCCGAAGGCCAGACAGAATATCTTGACTTTACTTTAGTATAACAAGCGTCTTTTGTGCCGCTTCCTTTACCTTTAACATCTGATTCTTCGTTCATTTTCTTTTTGGGGGTATCTGTTGAAACATAAGTTGGTTTGGCAGCACCAGATTTTTCTGGTTGATTTGGGTCTGCGGCACTTTTTCTTCTTTGGGCAGATATTCTTTGAGATTTAGTCATACTTGCTCTTTTATCCGAAGAAACACACTTGGGTGTTTCATCTTCTTCACCTTCTTCACGGGCACAAGGTTCTCCGGAGATTACTTCAACCCAACCAGGCTTTCCTTTTTTACCTTTTGATTTTGATTTGCCAAACCAATCACGAAGACTCTCTTTCACATCCTTAAAGTTTTTATGCTCTTTTCTAGCATCAGACTCCATCTTTTTCAACTTAGTGTAATAATCTGGAAACTCATCAAGATGTTGGAGAGCAATATCAGCAGCAAGATCTTTATCCTTAGTGTGCTCCTTTTCAATAGCAATACCCATCTTAAGTTGATTTCTTACAAAAGAAATATCCTGACGATGCTTTTTCGCAATACTTTCAACCGTCTGGTGGGGTTTTAATTTAGGCACTTTAGGAAAACACTATTCTTTATTATTTAGAAAACCTTGCTTCAGTATTTTTGAAAGTTCAGAAGTTGAACCAATAAAAACAGCATTATTAGTTACATTATTTGAAACTTTAGTATTATCTTCCTCAACATCTTTCAGTTTTTTCTGTAGGTCTATGAGTTTATCAGTCGTATCAGCAACACTCTTAATTAGTTGCCCCGCCACTTCATATGCTCTTGGACTTCCACCATCACCAGCAAGTTCCATAATTCCATTAATTGCCTCCTGACCTTTTTCAATTAATGAATATAGATTTGCTCTTGTATATTCATAATCTTTTTTTATATCATTATTCTGTGTCGGAATAATATCAATTGGTGTGATAGACTTTTCTACCTCAACAATACTACTTTCAATATTCAGTGCTTTATCCAAATCTTCATAATTATTTTTCATAATATATCAAATATCTCTTTGTTGAG